CAAGCCGGTATAGTCCTTAGAAATTTGAAAGCTCTTGGTTACACATACAAAGGACAGGATTTTGTTTTCTCCATTGACAGCACTGTAGAGAATAAGGCACTACTGATGACTTATGACAACATCAACATCCTTGACGCCTGCTTCTCTATGGCAAAGAAATGGGATTGCGAATGCTGGGTGACTGAAAACATCATCCATTTCGGGCGTTGTGAGTCCGGCGATGCGGTGATTTTCGAGATCGGGAAAAACGTGCAGGAAATGTCACAGTCAGAATCCCGGTCCACCTATGCCACCCGTATCTACGCTTTCGGCTCAACAAAGAATATCTCATCTGACTACCGTCCGGTTGATGAGACCGTGGTTGTGAACGGCGTGGTGCAAAAACGCTTAATGCTTCCCGAAGGCACTCCTTACATTGACGCTTATCCTGATATGACTACCGAGGAAGCCGTCGAGCAGGTGGTTATCTTCGATGAAGTCTATCCTCGAAGAACAGGCATCATGTCGGATGTCACCACTATCGAAGTGACGGACAAGGTGGAGAATGAGGACGGCACAACCACCGAGGAAAAATGGAATGCCTACCGCTTTAGGGACACGGGTGTTAACTTTTCCGAGAAATATATCCTCCCCGGTCAGGAGCTGAGGATACGTTTCGCGTCCGGGCTTCTCAACGGTTTGGAGTTCGCCGTGAAGTTCAATCCTGAGGGAAAGCCGGAGAAATTGGAGGATGGCGGATGGAACCCTGAGGCACAGCTTTGGGAGATAGTCAGGAATGAGGACTATGGCAGACCGCTTCCCGGTGATGTGCTCTTTCCCCAGGATGGAGATGAATATGTGCTTTCCGGCTGGGACAGCACGAAAATAACCGAACTGGGGCTTGTGGGTGCCGCCGAGCAGGAGTTGAAGGAAAAGACTGAAAAGTACGCTGCCAAATCCAAGATAGACCCGAGTACCTATGGCTGCACGATGATGTCAAATGACGCATACCGTGAGGATGGCGTTCATAATTTCTATGGCATCGGTCAAAAGGTCAACCTTATCAACAAGGCTTATTTCGAGAACGGAAGACAGTCAAGGGTTATCGGATTTGAATTCAATCTTGACTATTCCTTTGACTCACCTGTTTATACTGTCGGGGAAACCACCGCCTATTCCCGTATCGGGGAGCTGGAGGAAAAGGTTGAGAGCCTTACCCTGAAGGGACAGACCTATACGGGCGGTGGTGGCAGCGGTGTGTATGTGATCGGAAGCCACGACTCCACCCCTGCGACAGACCATAACGTGTATTCCGCATTGCGCTCCTTAGTAATGTTCCTTCGTAAGGATCAAGCGGACGGAACAAATTTCTTATTGAAGTTCGGCAAGTTCATCGACTCCATGATTGCCGGTAAAGGTGCCGGTATCTATCCTGACGGGCGCGGTCAGTTCGAGCGTCTTGAGGTACGCGGCTCCGCAGTGTTCAAGGAAATCATCTATAACCGTCTGAACGCACAGGAAGGCGACACCTCATATTCCGAGAACGGAGTCATTGAGTCCGTGGCTTTAGAGAGCGACGGAACTTATACCCTGAAATTGCGCAAGCGCTGGGAGAATGACTTCACCGCATTCCAGGAGGGTGATATAGTGTACGGGATTGTAAACAACCTCTTTTCTACGGGGGAGTATTACGCCTCGTGGATGCGCGTGCTGTCCAAGAATGTCCCGGCCAACTCCATCTCGGTGTTGTCATACCCGGACAGTGAGGTGCCGGGCGGTAAAAACTATCCTCCCACAGAGTTGACGATCATTACCAGAAGAGGAAACGCCTTCAATGAGGACAGGCAAAGCTACTGGTATTTGTCCGCCACCACGGATAAATGTCTTGTCTGGCTGGAAGGAGTAACGAAGCCTGTCTTGGAACAGAACAACTATTACATGATATTGGGGCGTTTGCCCAATTTGGATTTGTTCGACAATCTCCCCGTCAACTATAAGCACTCGTACATATTCGCCCGTGCCGGCATCTTCGGTGAACTTTACCGTGTGGACTGGCAGGGACTGCCCGTACAGGAACTGGTGGACCGTGGCTTTTGGTCGGCCGAAGTCGCGTCCTCTGACAATCCTTACACCAATACGCAGGAGCGGGCGGACACGGTTTGGCACTACGGCTGCAAATGGAAGTGCCTGATGACGGGAACAGCCGACGAACCGCAATATGCGGCGGCCGGATGGGCGATGCTGGAAGGGAACCCGGAATTTACGATAGGGATCGGCAGCACAAAGGGGTGGTATTTTGATATCGAGACTTTTTCCACAACGTTATATATTACCGGCAAGCTGTACAACCGTGATGTGACAGATCATATACTTGACGCTGATGTGAGCTGGACGCGTGATACCGGGAATGTATCAGAAGATAACGCATGGGCGGTGAAGCGTGCCGGCGCCGGGAAAAATCTTCCTCTGACGATAGATGATCTCGGACCGAATTATACCAACATGCGGGTGTGTACGTTTAAAGCACAGGCGTTATTGCGTGACGGGCAGCAGTTTGAAGTGGCGGAGAATTTTGTAACATTTTAAAATGGTTTTATACAATGGCAACAAAGCAACGAAAAATAGAAATCAACTACCGGCTGTTACAAACCAGTTGTAACATCGAGGTGGTGGGCAGCGTGCCGGACATGCAGGTCTACCAGGCTGACAAAGCTGAATACACTCCGGACTATACGCTGACACCGCTGGTCCTGTTTCCGCGGTGCAACGCCACCGATCCGGAAGCGGTGACTAAAATCGGGGCGGTCAACTCCAGGCTGACCAACATGAAGTGGTACGAGCGCATCGGAACCACACGCACACTTATCACATCGACAAACACAGGCTACAGCATTACGGAGTCCGGTGACAGCAAGGGACAGATCACAATGAAAAAAAATGTCACCGTCCTAAAACCCGTCACGCTGGAGTTTTACGCGGAATATGCCGACACACGTACCGGACAGCTGTTTACTTTTCAGATGAGCCGTCTTGTCCGCGCGGTTGACGGTACGGATGCGATCCCCGTATTGACGATAGACAGCCCGTCCACGCTGGACTGGAACCCGGTGCGTGACATCACCGCACAGACCATCACGGCTAAACTGATGGTAGGCGACACGGACGTGACGGCTACGGGCAAATGCAAGTTCTTCTGGTACCGTCTGTTGTCTACGGGAGCGCTGGAGGCGATAACCACAGGAGCGGGTGACAACGACTGGGAGTTTGTATCACTGAACAAGAATGTATATAAGATTGACCGCAATTATATAGGTGATGACATCACGATTGTCTGCAAGGCCACCTATGCGGCTTCCGGGACTCCGGCATCAACCCCGGGCACATCGGACCCGGCAGTCTCTACGGTGATACGCCGCAGGATTCCGAAGATTGAAGCCGACTGGGAGGGCGTACCTACGGGTGTTCCGGATGGGACTTACGCCATCTTTCCCAGACCCGTCATTCGGGATACCATGGGGGTTATCCCGAATCCATCCGCCATGTTTAACTGCCACTGGTACGTCAAGAAGAGCGGAGATGCCGGATATGCCAAGGTTGCCGACGGATACTCTCCCAGGATACCTTTCAGCAACGGCATGATGTTAAAGCTGGAGGTGGAGGACAGAGGCCCTTACGTGGCGCTGACACAAGGCGGCAAGGTGCTCACACAGGGGGGCAAGGCGGTAGTAGTAAGAAAATTTGGATAACATTAAAAACAATAGAATTATGGCATTTTACATTAAAGTAACGAAGGAGGTTGCCGACCGGTTGCATCTGACCGATATCCGCAACAGGACAGCGGATGGCAATGTATTATTGTGGCAGGCGGACGTGGCACGTTTCCCCGGCGACACGGTATTTGACAGGGCCAAGGAAGCGGGCGGCATCTGCCTGACCCCGCAGGCGGCGAAAGAAGAGATAGACGGTACGGACCATCCCGTCGAAGTATTCACACCTGCCTCTTGGGGGGAGGACAACACCGAAAGCTCCGAAGGCACGGATAGTACGGAAACGACCGGGGAAGGAGGAGCGTCATGAGTTTGGCCAGCGCGACCGGACAGGTCATATTTTCGCAAAAGGGCGGCGTATACATGCCTGCCATCCAGTGTAACCAGGGAGATCTGTATCAGGAGTATATGGGCGAAGCGTCCGCGCCGACGAACATCGCACCGGATTTCGCTTCGCTCAAGCCCGTCTTGTCCTTCATTCTCACCTCTTCGCGGGTGGCGGAAGGGCTGGTGGTTCCTTCCTCCATGAAATGGTATTTCAATGATGTCGAGATCAAGTTCTCGGGCAATGTCTCCACCAACACGTTTGGCGGTGAGACGGGACATTTCAAGTTTATCCCTTACCAGCCCGGTACGACGGATTACTACGGATTGCAGATCGTCAAGAATCTGGTCAAGGCGAGTGGAGCGGCCTCTTGTACCATCAAGGGTGAAGCTACCGTGACGATAGGGAATACCAGCGACACCGTCCAGTTCGTCTATAGCATCCCCATCACCAAGGGGGTCGGAAACCAAAAGCATGTGACGATCATTGCCGGTGACAACAAGTATTTTACCCTTCGGGACAAAGGGCAGAGCTGCATTCTGAAAGCCGTAGCGCGCATGGGCAGTGACGAGATCACTACCGGACTGGCGTACAAGTGGTACAACCAGGTCAACGGTGCGTGGAGCGTGCTGAGCGGAAAGACCACACAGACATTGACCGTCACCAACGATATGGTTGACACGACAGGTGTGTTCAGAGTGGAGGTGTACCAGGGCGGCAAGCTCATCGGTCAGGACACGCAGTCCGTAATGGATGCGTCCGATCCGTTTGATTTGATCCTGAATCCCACGCCCGAGGACGAGACCATCCGGGAAAGTGGTGACACGGTGGTCTATAAGCCCATTCTGGTCAAGCGTGGAAGTACCACCAAGTACAAGGACATGACTTTCTATTTCGTGTTCATGGACAGTGCAGGAGTAGTCCTTAACCCGTCTACTTCCGGTACAGCAGCCACTTCCGGCACGTGTACTTGGGACATGTGCCAGCAGGCAGGAGGCAACGTGGCATGGACCATCACAACCAAGGAATAAGGAGGTGATATGCCGTTGGTGACTAGAACCGGACAGGTCAGTTTTGCTCCAAAAGGTGACAAGGGAGATAAGGGGGCGCGCATGCGTATGCGTGTATGGGAGGCGTCTGTGTCTTACCTGGAGGGCAAGCAAGGGCAGCAGTTTTACGACATTGTACTTTATGACAACCTGCTGTACCTGTGCATCCGTTCGCATACGTCGGTATCGACGGAAACCCCCAAACAGAATGTGGCTTCGGGAAAAATAAAATACTGGGAGGTAGCACAGAGCTGGACTTTTATCGCCACCAAGCTGTTGCTGACCGAGAAGATCAAGGCGTCCATGATTGATGCGGACGGTATCATGGCGGTCAATGTGGACATCAGCGGAAAAATCACGGCGGATAGCGGACGTATCGGTCCGTTTTCCATAGATTCCGGCATGTTGTCCTCAAAAACTCTTTATAAGGATACAACAGATACTTATGTTGGTTTCAATCTGTCTGCCGGACAAATTGAGTTTTATAACGAAAGGACATTTGCACGTGTGAAAATCGGGGGAAACACGCAGTTTGTCACCATTGAAGGAATTGCGTATGATGCCGGAATTGACATACAGAGTCCGAATCCCATGATCGGGATGCACATCAAGACTCCGAGCATTCCTCTGTTCGTGGAGGGGGGTAACATTTTCCTTCATCCGAACAATGACAGTTATGTGTCTCTTCATGGCATAGTGGGGAACTGGAGGAACATATCCGACAGCACTTCCCTGAATAACAATGATGACAATGTGATGTTTATTAATACGGGTAATATAGAAGTGACACTTCCTCCGGATGTTCCGGGACATACCATATACTTCAAACGTATGAACGGCGGGGTACGACTTAAGGGAGGACGCATCCTGCCTGCCCCCGGAGGAAAAGAGATGTCCTCCATTGATCTGGATTATGCGTCCGGATTCGTTAAATGTATGGGCAATTATTGGGTTATGTTTTATTGCGGATAACAGTATTTAATTAAGAATATTATGAAAGTTGATTTTACAAAATTTCCCCTGTTCACGGGGATAGACAGACAGGATATGGTGATAGCGGATATCCGTAAGGATATTGCTGACGGCATTTACAGGAACGTGCCCGGTCTTCCGGCGCACGTGCTTGCGGAGAAGATCTATCGGAACGAGCTTGTGGAGCTTGCCGATGACGAGATTCATATACTTGACCTCTACACTTCCGCTTCGGTGGGGCAGCTCGCCGACTCATGGCAGGATTATAAGAAAAACAATTTGGAAACTGAAACTGGTAAATAAAAAATATTATGGAAAAGATGGAATTAAGTGAGGCGTTGAAAGCCAATGCCTCAGTACTGGAAGAACTGATTGGTTTTCCTTATCGTGGATACAAGTTAGCAACAAATGAAAATTTAGATGGTTTTATTGAGCGGGGAGTATGCGTTTTAGGACAACCTGATGCGAGTGGTGTAGGTCCTAATGATCATGGAATGCTTATATGTGGAGTGACTCCATCAGGAGGAATATTTCAAGTCATGTTTTCTATTAGGAATAAGATTTACCATAGATATAGAAGCACAAGTGGAGTATGGAATCCATGGTATGTTTATACATCATCAGTTTATAATCCATAAATACTATACAGGAAACTGTCTCTATGTCAGTTTCCTGTAAATGGTAATATTAGTTTTGGGGATTCTTGGTGTACAATTATACCTGTGTCCATGCGTTCCAAGCTTCTTCCCCTACTTTCCTCCGCAAAAAAACATGATTGTTGATGTCATAGAGAATTTGAATAGTGGAACTGCCGCCAAAACGTTTGACCTCTACTGTTCCTGCTGCTCCAAACGGATGCTTTTTTGAGTCATAGTCCGATGTGGAGTTAAAAGTATATATGCTGCCGGGAGAAGTGTTGTTCCATAACAAGCCATCCAGTTCTGACAGCAGGGATATTAATGTATATTTAAACACTAGTTCTTCCAGGCATGAACCAATTGGAATTTTTCGTTAAAAAGATTTCCAATCAGTCCATAAGTTATCTGTATTTGAGTTTTTAACTCTATATTTAGCTCCTGTTGCATTATATAGTTTTTGTACGACCCCACCCGCACCATCGAAGGCATTAAATACGACCAAGGTTCCCCATACACCTTGTTTCGGCTTAACTTTATAAATACCCATTTCTATTACAGTATCCAACGCACCCGTTTCGTCATAAGATGTTACGTTGACATCGCCTCTGAACATAAATGGAAATAGTTTCAAACTTGTGAATAGTCCTTCCAGAAGTGCAAACAGATAAATTTTATGTCAAAGAAACCGTCTTCCAGGTTCCCCAAGCACCATTCCACCATTTTATTCTAAACACTAAAAAACCACCATAGTTATTAGTCCTAAATTGTACTGTTGACTGTCCCAGGTTATGACTGAAGACAAGAAGCGTTTGATCATTGTATGAAGTGCCTTTTATTGCATATACTCCAGGCTCATACACTTTATCAATATCGTCTTCAGTTTCTAACTGAATATACCCTTTTCCTTTAAATATAGTACTACTGCTAACTCCTAACAGTCCTTCCAGCTCTCGATTTTTAAGAAAATCATGTCAAAGAAACGGTTTGCCAATTACTCCAAGTATTAGATAGCCCCAATAACATATCCCTTGGGGTTTTCTGTCAGTCGTGCGCCTTTCTTTTGTTTTCTCAGAATACCAATGGCCCTATATTACAAATATGTTGTATGTTGGTCTGTATATAGTTTATTCTGTGCATTTTTTATGCATAAGATTTTTCTTTAAAATATTTGTTATAGCTTTGCTATCACAAAT